AATCAACAGATGATTTAGGCATCTCTTTCATCACCTCAATACAGTCTCCGTTAATTACTTTATTTATATAATTTTCAATCATAAGTTTCGTTTTTATCTACAATATTTTTTCTCCACCACTTACCAAATTTACCCTTTGGTTCGTCAGACACAATCTTATCCAATAAAAAAATGCCTGACACAAGAATAAATGAAATAAGATAAATTATCAAAATAGTTTTCATTATTTTTGAAGGTTTTGAATTTTTCTTTCAAGATACCAAAGGGCTTTCTTCAAATCTTGTAATTCCTTATCAGTATCTTTCTTACCAGCTCTTGCAACATACTTAACGACATTGAATAGATATGCATCCATATCAAGTCCCCAAGCCTCGGCCACCTTTACAACTTCGTATACACTATCTTCTCCACCATAATGTTTTGGATGATTAACCATCTCAATAGGAGTTATTGTTGTCATAGCCTCAGTCAAAGTAAATTCAACAGGTGAATACTGATTTATATAGAGTTTTTGTCTACCATCAAATAACAAAGTATAACCAAGTCTTATTAATTCAGGAGACAATAAATGGTCTTTACCTTGAGCACCAATTTCAAAATCTGTATCATCAATTAAAATCAAATGGATAGGTGATAGCTTACTCTTTGCAACATTGAATGCTTCTAAGTGTTTCTCTCTGTAAAGGTCGGTTCCTACATCCCATCCATCAAGAAATAATATTTCAATTTCTTTATCAAACTCCTCTAAGAATTTTATACCATCTTGTGGTATGTGAAGATGTAAATTTGATGGGAATGGTTTTTTTATATTCTCAAATGACCATTCGGCTTGAGTCTTACAATTAGCGTCAATGTCAACTGAATAGGTTTCAAATCCATTCAAAGCCCAAAATATTCCTCCGTGCCCATCATTACAACAAGGTGGAGAAACAAAAGGGTGTGAATCACCAAAGAAATAATCAATACATTTGTCTGTAATTGCAAACCTTGTTGCACCAATTTCAACAACACGATTAAGTTTTAATTCTCTAGCAATTTGCATTGCCATTTTTAGATATGGGGCCGGTTTACTTCTTTCGAATGTATGTTGTTCACCACTAATGTGAATTGTATCCCAATACTTTTTTGGTACGTCAAAAGACTTTGACAATTCTAATACTCTACTATTCATTTTTTTACTGAAGTTTGGGTTAGTTGGCGTGCTTTTGGATTAATTTACACCATGGTTTAGATTAGGCCTCCAACCACCCTTTTTATTTTTGTTTGATTACGTAATAACCTTTTCCGTATTTACTTTCCTCAATTAAACCTTCTTGAACCATTCCATTGATTATTACCATAGTTTGGTCCATTGGTAACCTAACCAAATGTTTGGAAATATAGGTTATATGAATTGGCCTTCTGAGTTTAGCTAATAGTATTTGTCTTGAGGAATTCATCTCTGAGCTCTTCGAATTTTTTTTCAATTTCATCATCTTCAAAAATTAATGAGTCCGTACGCAAATATAGTTCAATAATTGCTGGATGTGAAATAATTTCTTCGATGACTGCTTTACCTACAATTTTTTTATTAAATCCCATTTTTCTTTAAATTTTTTAACGTATTCTTTTGTATGATATAATTAAGTATCTTTCTTTTAAAAGCTGGAAGTAATGATGACTCAAGTGGGAAATCATACGCGGCTTTCAACTCAAATATAGGTAATTTTTTATCTATATCAAAGTCAAAAACAAAATTATCTTGTGAAGATTTAACACTAATGACATTCATTTTACTATCAATTGTCAATCTTTCTTTTTTTTCTATTTGGTATTTCCAAACTTTTCTCCCTGTTTCAAAGTCGGAATAAAAATAACCTGTGGGTTCTTCGATATACTTTTCATTTTTGATAATCTTCAGACTAATTGAATCATAAACAATGTTCCAAACAGCCTTCATCATATTAAAATAATCTAGAACTTTTTGTCCTGCAAATTTTACAACTTCAGTAAACTCATCATAGTCTTTCTCGTCGGTGACAGGGACTGGCTTGAATTTCAAATCTGAGATTAATATTTCGTCATCAACATTGAATAACCTTTTTTCAAAGTATAATGTTTTAAACTCACTTGATATTGATTGGAGATTTGCAAGATGTATTGATAGTTCAGTATAAGTTGGGTAGACTTCAAATTTGTCTATCTTTTTATCACAATGTTTTAAGAAATCAAGTAATACGTATTGTTTGTGTTCGAGGTCGATTGGGTCAGTATAAATCCACTCTGGTCCCATTTTAAAGAGGGACTTTTCTTTTTTCACCCTATTTGTCTCAACATCTTGCATTAATTGTGTCTAAAAATATAATAAGATTTACCATTAAAATTTTCATTGTCGTAACTATTGTCATAACTTGACATTTGACCATAATCCTCGTTATTAACAAGATACTTGACAAGACTATCTTTGTCAAGATAATCACTAGCACTATAACCCATATTACCAAAGAACTCATCTTTATTTCTCATATAATAATCCACAGTGCTGTCTATTTTATCTTGTATTGCTCTTTCATTATATTCACCATCAGGTGAGTCATTTATATCTTGTATTTCATCCTCTATCTCTGATATTCTATCTGTTACTTCTTCATGCTCAGGTGAATCAGGACTTAAATCTTCAACATATAATTTCTCTTCAAGTTCAGCTTTCTCTTGTTCCAATCTTTTTATTTCTTCCTCTTGTGAACCACTTAATTCTTTATCATCATCATCAAGATAAGACTCGGGATTATCTCTAATATCATTTTCATAAACTTCTTCAATATCACTTCTTAATCTATCGTCATCTAAATTATCTTCAATTAGCCATTGGTTAAATCCGTCAGTTCCAATATCATCAACATATTGTTCCCAATAATCTTCAAAAGCTTCTTCAACTTCATCTTCATCACCAATAAAATATTCTTCATCATATGACTCAGGAAGTTTTGATTTAAAGGAAGCAAGTCCGTACATATTCCCATCAGGTATCAAGTCATAAACATCTCCAAATTTTCCGTCATTTAATTCTTCAATTTCTGCATCAATGGCGTCTATTTGAGCTTCTAGTCTATCATATTCTTCACCAAAATCATCAAGTTGTGCCTGTGCTTGTTCTAATTGTGATTTTCTATCTTCTAGTTCATCAATTTTATCTTGTAAATTTTCAGGTCTATCTTGAATATCATCTCTACCTTTTAGGTATTGGAAAAGAGCATTGGCTCTTGCACTGTATGGGGATTCAATATCATCCCATTCTCCATCCTCTCTTCTTGATTGTGCTTTTGCCCTAATTTCGGCCTCTTGTTTTGCTCTTCTTATTCTATACATTCTTGAGTTAAAGTCTCTAACATATCCAGTAGTTTCAACTCCTTCCAATGAAGCAATTTCAGTGTTTGATATATCTAGTCTACCACTTACTTTAACGATTGGACCTAAATTTTTAATATTGGTAAAATCAGATAAATCAAGGTCACCAACAACTACTATTTTTTTACCTCTATATGCCGGAACTTTTGACAAACCATTTAAATTACCCGACATTAATTTTACATAATGATAAATGTCATCAGGTTTGACATTTACGATGTCATCACCTTCTGTTTCTTCTTTTAATATTCTTTGGATGGTTTTAAGTAACCTCATTATTCTTTTCTTTATAAATATACAAAAATATATATACTATTTCCTTTTGAAAGGATAATTAAAATATTTATAGGTATGGACTCAGGAATTTACTTAATAAAAAATATTTTAGATGATAAAGTCTATATCGGTAGCTCTATAAATTTAAAGAGTAGGGAATATAAACATTTTTGGATGCTGAGAAAGGGAATACACGACAATAATCACTTACAAAGTTCATATAATAAATTTGGTGAAGAGAATTTCAAATTTGAAATTTTAGAAAATTGTGAACAAAACTTATTAGTTGAGAAAGAAAATCATTATATAGAAAAATATAAATCAATCCAAGGTGAATTTGGATATAATTTGGCAACAGTTACCGATTTAAGAAGAAATAATTTAAACGATGTTGTTAAGAAAAACTTATCAAAACATAATTTAAACAAAAATGGAAATTTCAATAAGTTCAGTCTGATTGAAATAGAAACAGGAAAAATAAACGAATTTGATAACTTAGTAGATGCCGCTAACTATTTAATTGGTAACGGATTTACAAAAGGTAAAAAAAGTTATGTTAGGATGAAATTATCTTCGAGCCTAAGAGGAATTAAATTAAATAATGGGCACAAAGGTAGTATAAGAAAAACTTGTTATAAACACAAGTTTGAAATAATAAACTAAAATAAATAAATTTTCTATGGCTTGCGGCTGTAAAAACAACCAACAAACACAACCTGTTCAACCACAAGGTCAACAGGCTCCACAACAGCAGAACGAAAACGTTCAAAAGGCTGTTCAACAGACTATTGAGAAATACTATCAACAAAAAACAAAAGGTTAAACCTTTTGTTATATTTCCGACTAGTCAATAAGAAAGAGGGATTATTCCCTCTTTTTTTATATTTATAGGTAATAAACCATTAAAAAATATAGTACTATGAAAAACGGTGGTGGTTGTGGTTGTGGAAAGTAATTCCAAACACAAAAAATTTATCTAGATTACTAAGGGGGAATTATTTCCCCCTTTTTTAATATTTATAATTATGAGTTTAGAGACAGGTGATTATATCATCATAAGAGATTGGGACAGAACCAGTTTTTTTCATAATAGGTATTATAGAGAATTAGAAAATAAACCAACAAGAGTTTGGATTTGGGGTGATGGAGGAGCTTACATTGCTCATCCTGATTTAGATTTGGTACCTTTAGATGATGATGTAATTTATGATAAAATTATAGATTCAAATGATTTACCTGTTCACTCGGATTATATAAGTAAGGTTAAAGAATTTGATAAAATTTCAAGTGGTGAAAAAATACCAACTGAAAAACCATTACTCAAATTTTTAAGGAAAAAAAATATTAAGGAAGAAGAAGAACCCGAAAAAACAATTTCACCGGCAGATATGAAGATTTTGAATATGATTGACAAAGTCAATGATGGTGAAATGGAAATATCCACAGTTGAGAAGTTATTTGGTTCACTAGATGCATTTATTTCCTTTATTTCTAAAAAAGGATTTTTGGATAGACTTGACCCATTCAAACCAGAATTTGAAGACATTCAAAATTTATTACTTCACTCTTACGTTCAATCCGACCCTGACTTTGTTTATGAAATAGCAACCACTTTGATGAATGGTATTACAAAAATTGGTGATGACTATTACTATGACGCTGACTATTCTGAACTTGCGGATTTGTTTAAAGACAGGGATATGCGACAAGAGACAATTGAGAATATATTGAGTGGAGAATATGACCCTTTTCAATATGGTAGTTTTGATACAGATGATGAATATAGGGATGTATATGATAATTTGGACCACTACGCTAAAAGTGTTGTTGACGAGTATATTGTAAATGAGTTAAAGGCAATGGGAACTATGAGTTTTTCTCCTTACAAAATAGGGACTGATGTCTTCATTGAAATTGCCGAAGAACAAGGAACTGAAAATGAGATTAAACTAACTGATGAAATCATTACCAGATTAATGAGTAATAATGAAAGTTTAGAATATTTGATTAACCGAGAACTAGATGAAGTCAGAGGAAATTTATCAAGTATATATAACACTTGCTATGGAGATATATTAAGTAGTGAATGGTATAATGACTTATGGGGGGAACTTGTTGGTGTAATTGTGGATGATAAAAATGGTGAAGATTATTCATATCAAAAATCTGTTTGGTTAAGGGATGGGACAAGGGGAACCAAAACCGCATATGGTAGAAGATATAAAGTAACTAGGTGTCTAAAAGAGATTATAACTGGTTGGCTTAATGTAAATCAAAGTAAAAATGGTTGGAATAATAACACAATAAATTATTTTGGTAGTTATATTAATTTAATTAAAGATGCAATGGAATATGGTCCAATGGATTGGTTAGATGTTCCAAGATTAGATGATTATCCTGATTGGAGAAAGATGAATAAGTGTATGAATGAAAATGTAGAAAGTTATTTCTAATTTTCGTTTATTGTCTGAATTTTCTTTATTAAAATTGTTTTATGAGAAGATACAAAATTAATTCAAGACAAAGTCTTTGCAATTTATTTGCTGAATACATTTCACAAGAAATAAGTCAAAATGGAAAATACGAAACAATGATTTCGGTTTCAGATTGTGAATCATTAATTTTAGTAAAAGGTTATACAAAAAGAGAAGATATTATTGATGTTAAAGACATTGTAAATAAATTCATTTCAAAATACTGGGCAGACTTTTCATTTACTGATTTACAAAAGGTCAGCACCTTGGATATGATAACATTCGGTGAAGAAAAAAAGTTCAAAGATAGAAGATTAAAATTTCACTTTGAGCGAGATGTTCAGTTTCCAAAATTTGATTTGAATGTTGTTAATACTCCAATTGTGTCTTCAGAGTTTCCATATGGTTTCTCAAAAAAATACTTGAAAAATCTTTACCTATATCTTGAGCACATTGTTTATAATGTACAAGACCATTTTGGTTA